CCAAGGGTACTTCACTTTATGGTGGTCAGGTTGTCGGTAGCCAGATCACTGGCGGTGTTGACCTAACTGGTGCTGGCGCCGAGGCTGGTCCTTACGCGCTCAACAACGGTTACTCTTCCCCTACCGGTTCAACCACTTACTCTCTAGGTGTGGGTTGCGCCATCGTTGCCTCTGGTAACGTCGGCGGCGCCGCTGGTGCTGCCGGTGTTGGTGATGGCGGTATTACCCAGGCTCAGATGGATACCCTTAACAGCTTGGTCGACTATGACCCTGACTTGTCCGGTTCTGTCGCTGTTGTCATGGAGTTTACCGGTTCAACCGAGGGTGATATGGATCAGTTCAACGTGCGTGATATGATCACGTTTACTGCGAACGGTCTTACATCTGGCGATCAGGTTCGTCGTCTAACCAAGATTGCTTCCGGCTCTGCTGGAAACGATCCCGCTAACAGTAGCTTTAAGTTCACCATGGTCTTTGCTGCTACTGGTTCAATGGTCCTCGACAATGGTATTGCGCCGGATACTGAAAATGGTGATCTCAACCTCATGGGTATGCTCACCGGTTCTCCCGGCGCTGCGCAGAAGTTCAACTTCACCATCGATGACAACTTCACCAACCAGGGTGTCGGTGGCGTCGTCGGTACAACTGCTTGGGGTCTAGAGAACGATCCGGGAATCCCCGAGATCAACATCAAGGTCGACAGCATTGCTGTCACCGCGATCACCAAGAAGCTCAAGGCGAAGTGGACCCCCGAGCTAGGTCAGGACCTAAACGCCTATCACAACCTCGACGCTGAGGTTGAGCTTACGAGCATCCTCTCAGAGCAGATTGCTCTAGAGATTGACCAGGAGATCCTCACCGATCTCATCCGTGGCGCTACCGCTGGTACGCTCTACTGGTCACGCTCACCGGGTCTCTTTGTGAACCGCGAGACAGGTGCTGAGATCGGAGCTAGCTCTGCTGCCCCCGACTTCACCGGTACCGTCTCTGAGTGGTATGAGACCCTTCTAGAGACCGTTAACGACGTGTCCGCGCGCATCCACCGCAAGACGCTCCGTGGTGGAGCCAACTTCCTCGTGACCTCACCTGAAGTTGCTTCCATCCTTGAGTTTACTGCTGGGTTCCGCGCTTCCGTCACAGTTGACGGTGACCGTGGCACCGCTGGTGCTGTCAAGGTCGGTCAGCTCTCCAAGAAGCTCGACGTTTACGTCGATCCTTATTTCCCCCGTAACGTGCTCCTCGTGGGTCGTCGCGGCGGAAGCTTCCTTGAGAGCGGATTTGTTTACGCTCCTTACGTCCCGCTACAGGTCACTCCCACCATCTTCGGTGTCGAGGACTTCGTGCCCCGTAAGGGCGTGATGACACGCTACGCCAAGAAGATGGTCCGTGCTGATATGTACGGTCTAGTCATCTGCCGTGGTCTCATCGGTGAGGCTGGTGCAACCTAAGCTAATCACTGATTAGATAAAAACAGTCAAACCCTCGGTTCTTTTCGAAGAGCCGAGGGTTTTGTCTTTCTGGGGTCTATTTATGAGTACCTGGTTACTAGGTGGGTACGATCCACCCTGCATATTGCAGACATGATTACAAAAGGAGGGTTTTTAACTATGGGAAGTAAAAGAGTAGGTCTCGCGAGGACCCAAGCATTAATTGAGGGCTTGAAAAGAGATATTAACCTTAGCACGACTAGCTTGCTCAACGGTTTGTTGAGAAAGAAGGGTGAGGAAGGTAAGCAAGCAGATACAACATTTATTATCGGAAGAAACGCCGTTGGCGCAGACGGAAATACAGCTGATCCTTATTCAGTATCAACAACAAAACTGTTTCCGCTCGGCACAAGGCTAATTTATAACGATAGAGAATATAGATATGCCAAGGCTGGCGCAACCATCGCCGCTGGCGAGGCGGTCTGCACACGGAATAAAGTGGGCAGCAGTCACCACAACAACATGAATGTCTTGGCTGCCCCCATTGGCGCGACACAGGTCACTGTTGTCACAAACGGAACAAACCTTGTTAAAGACGAATATGCTGATGGTTACCTCTACGTTAACGATGGGACAGGTCAGGGTCTGGCATACAAGGTTAAGTCTCACCCAGCGCACGTCCACGGCACCTCACCAAACTGCGTAATTACGCTTTTTGACCCCATCAAGGTTGCCCTTGTCGCTTCTGGAACATCACAAGTTACCTTGGCGCACAACAAGTACGAAAAAATTATTAAAGCACCAGGCACAACTCCGCTAACCGGCGAAGCTGTTGGTGTGGCATCATCTGTGCTCGCCGATGGTGACTTTTTCTGGATTCAGGTCAAGGGACCTGCTGCTTGCTTGGTTTCCGGAACAGTCGTCATCGGCGACTCCGTTGGTCTCACGATCAGTGGCGGCACAGCCGGCGCCCTCGCACCGATCGTTGCCGATAGCGCAGCGCAGCGAGTCAGCCGCGTTGTAGGTCAGGTTATGGAGGTTAACGCTAGCACTGAGTTTGCATTAATTGACCTCATGTTTGAGTAAGAAGGCGTTAACTCGCTGACTCTAAACCCCCTCCCACACGGGAGGGGGTTTTCTTTTGTAAACAACTATTTACTATATTACGGAGGACCCTATGGGTAAAAAAAGAAGATATAGAAAGTTTCCACAGAAGTTTGGTAGAAAGTATGCTCTAAAGTATGGACTTAACAGCGATACTGAGAAATCAACCGAGGTGACTAATGTCACACCAGAGCCAGTGATTATGGCTGCCCCTGAGTCAGTTGAGGAGAAGCCCGTTGTAGTGGCAGCACCGGAGCCAACTACAATCACGGCGACTGCTGATCCGATTGTAGAGGCTCTAGAGGCACCGCCAAAGAAGAAGGCTGCCCCTAAGAAAAGAGCAAAGGCAGCTACCAAAGTAAAGGCTACAACGAAGAGCGCCTCTGCAACTCCGCGCAAGACAACAAGAAAAAGAACCACTAAGGCAAAAACAACAACGTAGTCGTGCTTTCTAATTCTCTCAACTAATTATCTAGAGGAGAATTATAAGCATGTCTGTGCCCGTTCTATCACCAAAGCAAAACACAAGCCCTGTTGTCCTTCCGGCAACAGGCTCCACTACCGATGTATCAACGGGTGTTCCGTTGGGCATGTACACTGGGTCTGTTGACTTTCTGTCCGGCGCAGCGGCACAAGTGGCTTATACATTCAGAAAGCTCGGCGGAGACGTTCTTGATATTGAGTTAAGTTCGTCGAACGTATACGCCAACTACGAAGAGGCAGTCTTAGAATATTCTTATCTTGTCAATACCCACCAAGCTAAGAACATACTTTCCAGCGTTCTTGGGAACTCTACTGGATCTTTTGACTCCCTTGGTGAACTAAAGTCTGGGTCTCTATCGTCTAGCCTAGGCGGCAAGGGAGTAGAGTTAAAATACCCAGCGATGAAGTTTGAATATGCCCGTCGCTTCGGACAAGCAATGTCCTTTGATGCTGGCATGGGAGGAACAACCCCCGAATACTCTGCTTCATTTGACATCATTGAAAATATACAGGACTACGATTTGCAGGCGATTGTCAAGAGTAGCGCCGAGGCTGATAGCAGCCTGCCTTACGCCTCGATCGACACAAGCAAGAGAATTGTAATTAATAGGGTTTTCTATAGAACTCCTCGCTCAATGTGGCGGTTCTA